CAGAAAACTCCCGACACGCCTCAATTACGTTCAGCGTCCCAATGATATTTATGGCCGCGTCCTCACCCGGATAGTCCAGCGAATACCTCAAACTAGGCTGGGCCGCCAGGTGCAAGACTGCTTCCGGCTCGAATTGCCCAAAGGGGATACGCAGGGAGTCCAGCCTTCCAATGTCAATCTTGTACAGTTTCGCCTTCTCGTTGACGTTCGCCTGCCGCCCGCTGGACAGGTTATCTACCACAACGACCTTGTGCCCCCGGTCAATCAGCAAATCAACCGTGTGCGACCCGATGAAGCCCGCGCCGCCCGTCACCAGCACTTTCATTTTCCTATCCCTTCTATTTCGGCGAGATAATCGTTCACCAACCCGCTCTGGGCCAGAACGGAGTCGGCCACAAAGTCAACGTCGGCCTCGCTCATCTCCTGATGACAGGGCACATACAAGTACCGGTCGGCGATGGCCTCCGCGTTTGGGAAGTCGCCCCGCTGATGGCCGCTTTCCGCCCAGGCCCGCTCCATCGTCGGCAGACAGGAGAAGAACTTCCGGCACTCCACGCCCAACGACAACAGGCGGCTCATCGCCCTGTCCCGCGTCTTCTCGCCGTCAAACCCGATTGGGTATCCGTGAGGCACTACCTTCTCTTCGGGCAGGGTGCGAAACCGCCCGCCCAGCGCCCGGTTCATTCTCTGCCAGTTGCGATGACGCCGCTCGACGTACTCGGCAATGTGGGCCATGACCCCCAGGCCGTAGGCCGCAGTCAGGCCGCTCATCTTGGCGTTGAAGCCCGGAAGCGGAAACTTGAACTTCTCAAACGGCTGGGTTTCGCTTGCCCGCCCGTGCGACCGGATGCTCCGGCACAAAAATGCCAGGTCGTCGTCGTCGGTGATGATTGCGCCGCCCTCGCCGGTCGTGATCGTGTGCGACACAAAAAACGAGAACGTGCCCAACATCCCAAACCGGCCAGCCTTGACCCCGTTAAGTTCCGAGCCGAACGCCTCACACGCATCCTCAACCACGCGCGGCCCCAATGGGATGGGCCGCATCCGGCCCATCAGGTCGGCGTAACACACCATTGCTTCGCCCAGGAGTTCCGCTCTTGACCAGTCCAGCGTCCAGTTGGGCGACACGTCACACCAGACTACTTCCAGCCCACTGTACCGGGCGGCGTTGGCCTGCGCGACAAACGTCAGGGCCGGGATGACCACCCGCCTCAGGCTGTAGGCGTCGGCCAGGGCCGCCATTGCGACCGCATCGGCCAGCGTCCCGTTGCAAACGGCAATGCAGTATCTAGCGCCGGTGTACTGCGCCACGGCCGCTTCGAACTTCTCTACATAGATGGACTGGCCCACCGCGCCACGTTCCAGGCACTCGTCCACATGCACCCGCGACTCGTGGGGGGTGTTGATGCAGGCCAAACTCACCCGGTATTCCATTACATCCGCCTTCCGCCGCCCGTCGCGGCATATCGGTTTGTCCGCCAACTGGGTAACTGCCAGAACGGTTCAAAGAAATCCGCTCCGCCGTTTTGCCCGAACCGCATCGGCACGGCTACCGCTGGCCCGTCCGGGTTGGCGTTGAATTGTTTTGCCAGTTCCACTTCGGCCTCGCCCGGATTGTCCGGGGCCACGTCCGGCAGATTTCCGTAAGCCTCCCAATACCGGCGATGATACAAACAGGCATTCAAGGCCGAGATGTATGGGTGATTGGTGCGGTGCTTGTCGAATACCCACCAGTGCTGTCCGCCCTGCATCCACAGCCGCGCCCAGACCTCTTCGTCCGGCCCGTGTTCCCAAAAAGCCAGCCTCCCCATCCGAACCGCGCCAACGTGTTCGTGATTGACCAGGAAACTCACGTCCGAGGTGATGTCAAATCGGCGCGGAACAAAATCGTCCAAAACCACCAGCCAGGTCTCCCCGCCCACCTCCGCGCACGAATTCATCATCGCGCTCAGGTTGTTAGTCCGGCTGATGGAGTAGTTCTGCCCGGCCAGAATCTCTTCCAGGTGGGCCATCTCCTCGGCGTTGTCGTCCACCCCGTTTGCAATGTGAAACTTCTTTGCGCCGCCATAGTGAACCTTGTTCAACAGCGCGCCCAGCGTCAACACCGAATACCAGGGCCGTCCGCAGGCGGTAAGGCAAACCGTAAGTTCAGGCAGGTTACTCATCTTGTGGATCTTCTTTCAGCTTGGTTCCCCAGGAGATGTTGTGGTAAATGTGGATGTCCTCGATGTCCGGCAGTGCTTCGTGCCAGACCTGTTCGGTGTCGCGCCCGCCGCCGTGTCCCCATACGTCGTGCATCACCAGGAACCCGCCCGGCACAAGCCAGGGAAAGAAGGCGTTGTAGTCGCCTTTCACGTCCTTGTACTGATGCCCGCCGTCCAGAAAGAGCATGTGAATTGGCTTGTCCCACTGCGACCAGTATTCGCTTGAAAATCCAATCAGGGGTGTGACCGTTCCCACCAGACCGCAGGTGTCCATGTTTTTCAGGAACTCGGCCAGGTAGAACTCATCCCCCTGAACGTCGGTGTCATCGGTCTTTCCCCGGAAGGTATCAATGGTGTGGAGATGCCGCCCGGTTCCCCGGCAGGCCAGCCCAATCGCCGCCGTCGAGCGGCCCTTGTGCGACCCCACTTCTAAAATGTGGCACGGGTCGGGGGTGAGTGAGGCCAGGTCAAAAAGAAGATTTTCCTGCCCCGGATGCAGATGCCCGGAAATTGCCGTGACTAGTTCGTAGACCTGAACGTAGGCGGTCACCTTAGACCCCGCTCGCTTCATATGGCTTTCATCGATGCGAGCGGGGTTAGACACGGTACACCCCCGCGTTCGGGTCAACGTGCGCCGTGCGCCCGCTCTCGTAAACCACCGGCAGTTTGGTGATGAACCCCCTTTGTGAGGCGGCGGCGAGCCGCGTCACGTTTTGCATCCAGACCGGAATGAGAGACTCGAACGGTCGAGCGTTGAAGTTTGCCCCCGACGCCGATCCAGCAGTGCAGGCAATTAAGGCCGCGTATTGCCAAAGGTAATCCATCGGCAGCTCTATCGAGTCCGCCGCCGCCGCAATGCGCGCCACCCGGCTATTGTAGTGCAGGTGCAAGGTCTTGCCGTCGTACTTAGACACTGTTTCGTTTGGCAGTAACACCGTCCACGTCGCCACGCTCAACCTCTGCCAGACCCGGTGTAGTCTGACTTTCGGCTCGACCGCCGTTGACAGCGGCGTGACGTAGGCGGCGGCGTACCCGTCTTCCAGTTCCGGCGTGGCCGTTGGACTGTACTCGAACGTACCGCTCGCCAGGGTGACGGTTGAGTCAATCCGCTTGTCCTTGATGCCGTACCCAAAGGCGGCGTCAATGGCGGCGTTGACAAACCCCAACTTGCGGGCCGCCGTCCATTTGCCGTTGCCGGCGTCGTCAAAAACATCGTCCAGCTGGTTAATAACCTGTTGTCCGGTGACTGACATGGTTTGCCTTTCTAATTATCGGTTTCCATCCCAATCCAAATCAGCAATCGCTCACCGCTGTTATCGGCGCAGGTGATGAACACGATGTCGTACACCGTGAGCCGATACGGGCGCATCCGAGCCGAGTCTGTCATGCTCCGCGTCAAAATGAACTTGCGCGTATTCCCTTCGGCGTCCGTCAGCCACACGCTCTCGCCGCGCCGGAAGTCGTGAAACTCTGTCCCGGCCAGCCCGTTGTGCGCCATGATGCCAACGGTGTCGAGAAACCCTACCCGCAGAACTTCGTCCGGGCTGTCCGGCAGTTCATCCAGCCAGGTCCCGACCACCACCGGGGCGGTGAAGTCCGCGCCGACCTTCACCTGATTGGCAACCGGGATGGTTTGGAAGAAAACGAGCGCCAGGACAAGAAGCGGGTTCACGAGTTCACCCCCAGCCGATACGCTTCCGCCATCTCGCCAGCGATCGCGGCGCGGTTGAGCAAAGCCCAGTGAGCCAACTTCCCGCTAACCGTTTGAGCCGGAGTAGTGTTTAGCGAACCGATACAGCACAAAGTTGATGCCAGAGAACCCGACCACACCCCCAAACCGGTTTGAGTTGTTCCGGTTTGAGCAGCGTTGATATAAGCCTTCATCTGGTCTGCGGCAATATCAATCGTCATTGCCAAATGAACCCAGGTATCAACAGCGAACGCAACAGGATTTACGAAGTCGGCTGTACCCCCGGCTGTATGCTGGAAATTAAAAACGTTGTTTGTGCTTGATTTCCTAAGCCTTACAAAATTACTGGCATCTGCCGCGAATGAGATTACGTGCCGGATAATTCCATCCGTAAATACCCCGGATGGAAAATTTACCCAGCCCAAAAGTGTAAGCGCAGACGGATTGAACGCCGTCGCCAGCGCCGCCGAGAAGACGTTGGTGAACGAAGTCGAGGCGTCGTAACTTCCGGCAAAGTTGCCGTCGCCCATTCCCGGCGCGGCAGTGACCGCCGTGTGCGCGCCGTGAAGTTTCTTTGGCCCAATGTCCACCGCCTGAGCCTTGGGCGCTTCCCACAGCGGCCAGTACCCGACGAGGCTCTGGCCGAAGAGTTCCAGAATCGCTTCGGAGTAGCGGCGGCTTCTCAAACCGGGCCGGAACAACTCGTCCATTACGAGAACCGCTGAACGAAGAGCGAGAGGTCAAACCGCTCCTGGCCGACCGGGACGTAAGCGTTGCGAGCCATCAGCAGCCCAAACAACCGCGTGTCCGCCGAGGCGCAGACGTACTCCAGGTCAACATTCTTCGCCAGGAAGCCAACGCTGCCCGCCGCACCCGTGCCGGTGTTGGTGATGAACGAATTACCAAACGAGATGTTACCGACCCAGGTCAGCATCTCGGCGTCGGTGAAGGCGGCCAGCCCGTTGTCGGTCTGAATCGCAACCGCCGCCGTGAACAGGGCCAACTCAAACGCGCCGAGCAGGGCGGCGACGTAGGCGTTGTCAATCAACGAGGCCTGGCGGATAATCCCGCTCCCGCCGTTCTGGATGGCCGCATTGTTGAAAATCAACTGGCTGGCGCTGTCGGAAACGATGTCGTTCGCGGCGTAGGTCGTGGTATTGTTCGGCCTCCAGAACGTCGCGGTCAGCACCGCGCGAATCGGGGTGATGAGCGGCTTGTCGCCAATCGTGCTGAGCGCGGTTGGGTTGCTGGTGGTGTACAGGGTAGCATCTGACATGGATGTCTCCTACGGGTTTTCTACCGGGTCAAAGATTTTTGTCGGCAGTTTATCCCCGGCCTTTTTCTTATGGCTCTTATTGGGCTTCGGGGCTGGAGTATCGCCTTCAAGTTCTTCAACCACCACGTCCGCGCCAATCGGGGCAACGGTGCATTGAAACTCGCCCTGCATCTGCTTGACGATTTCCTCAACCGTCCAGCCCAGACTCGCGTCGATGGTGTACTCATCGACGATGGCCCGGCCATCTTTGAAACGGACTCCGCACAGCCTGCCGGAAAACTTCGGGTGCTTGGAATGGACTAAATAACGTGACATGGTTCCTTCTTTCTAAGCCAGCCCCAATTGGCTGACTGTTCTAAACTCCTCATACGGGAGCGATTTCGCGTAAGCCATGAAACCCAGCCAGGCCATCGGGCCAATGTGCTGGTCGCCGTAGCCGTGACCGACGACTACGCTCCGGTCAAGCCACATCTCCACCCCTTTCTCCTTCACCCGCTCGCAGAAGTGAACATCTTCCCCGGTCACACCGTCCTCAGTCTTGAACCAGACCGGGAGTTCCTGCGCTTTCCAGTCCGGGTGAGCCTTCTCGAACACTTCCCGCCGAACCAGGGTGAAGGCAAACCCGACCGCCGCCCTATCCACCAACACGTCCGGGTCGTCGGCGGGCAGGGCCGCGCCTTTGAAGTACATCGTCGGCCACAGACTCCGGTAGCGCAAAAGAAACTCGTGGGTTTCGTCCACGTCCACCAGATAGCGGTCGCCGCGCTTCTCCACCAGCGACACCGGCCAGTGCGGGGCAGATCGCCCAAAGGCCAGCCCGCTCACGATGTCCTTATCCCGCGCAAGCAGGCGCTCCAGCCCGGAGGCTAATGGCCGCATGTCGGCGTCCCAATACAGGATATGACTGTGACGGCTTTTGAGAAGTTCGAGCGCCAGCCGATTGCGGGCGTCGTCCACCGGACGCTGGGGCATCCGCCTGACTTCCACGCCCGCGCCATGCCGGGCGCAAACAGCGCATAACGCATCGACCACACTGCCATCGAGCGGGGCGATGTGCGGCACACCTATCAGGATGCTCATAACCAGGGGGCGGAATTTCTTCCGCCCCCCAAGTCCTTTCTCTAGGCCGAATTGACTCCGGCTACGTCGTCGCGCTGCGGCCCACTGGTGATGTGCGCGTAAATACCCGTGAAGCACGGCGAAGTGCCTGTCACCGAGTATTGGAGCCGCGCATAGCGCCGCTTCGACTGGCACAGTTTCGATACCCGAAACAGGGCGGTGTTCTGCGCGCCTACCAGTCGGGGGCCAACATCATCGACTGTGGCAAAGGTGGCTGAGTCGGAGTATTCAATCGTCGCTGTCAACTGCGCCCCGGTCTGCGGGGAGCCGCCGACCACTCCGGTATGAACAATCTCGACCCAGACCCCTTTCGCCGCCCACTTACCAATATCCAGAATCGACGAGTACGTGCCCGCCGAGACTTCTCCGTTACTGGTAAAGAGCAGTTGGCTGTCAAGCATCGGTTACACCGTGTTGACGTTCGCCACGTCGTCGCGCTGTGGGCCGCTGGTGATATGGGCAAACACGCCGGTGAAGCACGGCGATGTTCCAAACACGCTGTACTGAATCCGGGCGTAGCGCCGCTTGGACTGGCACAACTTTGACGCCCGAACGCCAGCGGTGGTGATGGCGGTCTGCTCCTTCACCAGGGTTGGCCCCAACTCGTCCGTTGTGGCAAAGGTGGCCGAGTCGCTGTACTGCACGGTCGCGGTCAATTGCGGCGCGGTGGCCGCCCCCGACCCGCCCGTGATGACCAGTTCAACCCAGACGCCTTTGCCCGCCCATTTGCTGATGTCCAAAATCGACGAGTACGTTCCCGCCGAAATGGTCGCGTTGTCACTGAAACGAAGATTATTGTCTCGCATGGCCTATGCTCCTAAGAGGCCGCCATACGGAAGCCGCGAACACGAGCGATGCAGTAGTTGGACACGTTCATCAGCCCCACCGCCCAATCAATCCGGCGGAGTTTTGTCGGCTGCGCTTCCTGCTCCCCGCCGTTGAGCGGGTCGTAGGGTTCGGGCGAGGTGCCTTCCAACTGCAACCCATGCAGGCCGTCGTCGTCGGTGTCGATTCGCGCCACGTAGATGCTGGTGGCGTCGTTGCCGCCGTCGCCGGGGTTTTCGGTGAGGGTGATGATCTCAGTGGACTTATCGCGCTGCAAGCCCACGTCCATCATCTTCAAGCCCTTGAAGGTTGTGATCGTCCGCCCGAAAGCGTCTTCGGCGGTGCTGAGCAGGGCCGGTGAAGCCCGGCGCAAGGCCCATTCGAAGCGAAGCAGGGTCGTTTCGTTCATCAGCATGTGGGTTGCGCCATCCACGTACTTGATGGCCTGATGCAGGCCGTCCAAAAAGGTGTGCGTGTTCGCCGTCGAAGCCAGCACTTTCAGCGAGTCGCCCGTGCCGGCCTGGTTCGAGTCCAGGTGGATGGTCTGGCGGGTCGGCATGTTGGACACGCGCACCGTCAACCCTTCCAGTTCGTCCGGGTCTACCGCGTGCGAACCGGCGATGACAGCCCGGTTGAATTCGAACGCGATCGCTTTAGCTTTCATTTTGAGCTGCGTCACCAGCGGGTCTTCGTAGACGTTGGTCGCAATGGTGAGCAGGCGATCCACCTGCACGTCGCCGCCCAGCGCGTACAGGGACTCTTCGATGTTCTCGGTCGTGCCCGTGCCTTCGGTGTAGCCCGCCCCGATGGAACGGAACGCGCCCGAGGGCAGGGTTTGCCAGCGAGTGGCGCTGACTTGCAATCCGGGAATCGACACAAAAGGAATTTCACCCATGATCGGACTGTAGCGAAGCAAGTCCGCGATGAAAGCCTTGTGAATCGGATCTTTGGATTGTTTAAAATAGTCAGAGAGGGTTATAGCCATCTCTTATGATCCTTTGGCGGTGTCTCCGCCGTTAGCGACGAGTCTTGGCCCCCTTCGTCCTCCGGTTGCCGATCTCCCACAACTTACCGGCGTCCTTCGGCGAATAGTTGGCGAACTCGTCTTGCGTGCTGGCCCCGGCCGGCGTCACGCCCAGCGTATCCAGGTTGCCGGACGCAATGCGGCTGTCCACCGCTTTGCGTTTGGCTTCCTCTTCCGCCTGGCGCTCCGCTTCCCGTTTGGCCCGCACCTTCTCCTGGGCCGCCTTCCGCGCCCGTTCGGTGAACTCTTCCCACGAGTTCGCCGGAACCCACAGGGCCGGGTCTTTCTCGTCCAGTTCCACTTCGTAGCGGGCGGCAATGTCCTTCAAGATGCCGGTTCCGTAGTCGAACGTGGCGCTCTGAGCGGCGGCCTGCTGCTTGTAGGCCCGGTACTCTTCCAGTTCCATCTCGTTGACCATCTGGCGTTCGTAGGCGTCCGCATCGCGCACGCCCGCGTTCGTCAAGACTTCTTTGGTCTTGGAAACGGTCTTGTTGAGTTGGGCCTGATACTGCTGATGAACTCGCGCAATCTCCCTGTCCTTCGCGGCCTGCCAATCGCGCTGTTTACGTGCGACTTCGGCTTGCAGGCGGGTTTCAAAGTCAGGCTGAGAGGGGGTGGTCGCTTGTGGCGCTTGCTCGCCCGGCGTATGCCCCGCCAAAGGCGGGGTTGACGGGGCGGGGGTAGAAGGTGGGGGGGCCGCCGGAGTTAGTGCCGGGGCCGCCGTCTCCTGCGCGCCAGTTTCAACCGGTTTCGTCTCGTCCATCGTAATTCCTTTCGTAATAAAAAATCGCCCGCTGAATGCTTTTCAACATCCAGCAGGCGAGTGTCGTTGGGTCTGGCCTGCGCTCCCGGTGGTGTGCCGGGGCGTTGTTCAGTTGTTATCGTATTCTACGCTAGTTTTACGTTTCGTCAAACACCGCTCCGAGACGTTCGCCTTTTCCGGCAGTATATAGAGACAGGCCGTGCTCCTGAAAATCTACGATCACCAACCTCGCGCCGCCATTTTGTAATTGGCGAAGCCTACGAATCAACTTGGCTTCCCACATCTTCAAATCCATTTTCTCTATGTCCGGCTTGACGTAGGACACGCCCACCGGGAGACTTGGGGTTGATTTATCCAACGAGTCCGGCCCTTCCACTCCGCCGCCCGTAGACGCGCAGAGTCGGCGACATGGCAACCCGTGACGAGGCCACGCCCTGCCGCCGCGCTTGATTCTCGCCCAGCCGCCCGTTGGCTTGCGCCCAAGACAGATACGACTGCCTGAGCCGGGAAAGTTGCTCCGGCGACAATTGCGAGATGTACAGGGCCAAATCCGGGTAACGCGAGAGAAGCGACTGGCCCTCGTAATCCGATAGCGATAAAAAGTCCTGCAACTGCACAAGCAAGTCGCTCCGCCCGCTCATAGACTGAGCAAACGACTCCCACTCCTGCGGCCCAGCCTGAGCCGCCCCGCCCGGCGTCGTGTATTGCTGGCCGCCACTCCCACCCGAAGTTCCGCGCCGCCTGCGCCCACCGCTGGGCCGGGGGGNGTAATACCGTTCCTGAGGCGGAGCGCCGCCGGTTCCGCCGCCCGATAGCCCGCCCGCGCCCGTGTAGCCTTCGCCGGGGTCGCTCTGCCCAAAGTATTCCTTGTTGCTCATCCGGGCAATCGTAATCGTCCCATCGTGATTGAACTTCACGTTTACCCCGACGACATCGGCCCGCGCCGCTTCGCTGGGGCCGTCGTCCCACTGCGAGGCGTGCGCCGCCACCCACTCAATATCCGGGATGCTGAATTTCAATTGGGCCATGTCTTCGGGCGACAATGTTCGCACGTAAGCCAGCACTTGCGTCCAGTGGTTTCCGGTGTCGGTCAGGATGGCTTCGCGCAGCATCTTGGCCTCGCCCATGTACTGCAAAAGTTCGCCCTGCGAGTCGTAGGTCGGATACACGTTCCAGCCGTCCGGGTGAGTAGCGTAGAACCTGTCCAGCGCCCCGTCCGGGTCAAACCCGGCCTGAGAAAATATCTCCTCGTGCAGGAGCGTTTCGTAGTTGTTCCGGTTCTCCCCGGTCAAGTAACTGTTCTTGGCCGTCTCCAACTTCTGCTCTTCTTCGTACTGCGTGCGATACTTTTCAATGGCGGCTTCGGCTAACTTCTCGGCGCTCGTCTGCGGTTCTGCCCCTTCCATCTGCCCCTCGGCGGACAGTTCGGCTTTAGCCGTTTCCAGTTCAGCGGTGAACTTGTCGCCCCCGGCCATATCTTCGCGCAGCTGCGGCTCTTTCACGTCCGGCAATGTCAATTGGTAATCGGCAATCTGGTCGGCCATCCCCGCTGAAAATTCTTTCTTGTCCTTGCGGTACTGGTCAATAACTTCCTTGTTCTCTTTGTAGAAGTCTTTGGCCCACTCCTTAGCCACCGGGTCAATCTTGCCCGCTTCCAGTCCGGCCAGGTATTGCTCATAAACAAGTTTTGGCTTTTCGTGTTCGGCGTTGAACTGCGTCCAATAATACTTCTCGATCACCTTCTCGCTGGCGTAGTAGGCGGAGAGAATCTTTTGCCCGTTCACTTCGTCGTTCATCAGGAATTGCAAATCGGAATCGATGACCGCCTGCAAGTCCGGGTGTTTGGCGAGAAACTCCTTCTGGTCAACCCCGCCAAATCGGTAGGTGTCGTACAGTTCGCGGGTCGTTTCGTCAAACTGGCCTTCGAGGAACTTCTCTTTTTCCTTGTAGCGTTCGCTGGCGAGTTTCCACTCGGCGGCGGTGGCCGCATCCGGCAGGGCCAGGGTCGCCCCCAACGTCTGAATGGAAGTCATAAACGTGTCGTACTCGGCCTTTGACCAATTGGGCGGGATGCCTTTGGCGTCGTAGAACTCGCCTAGTAAATCGGCGTCCATGTTGGCCGCTTCCAGAAAGGCGTTGTCTACCCGGCCCTTGCCGACTCTGGACATCACGCTCCAGGCGTAGGACTCGTCCTGTTCAGCGCCAGATGACTTGCCGAACGAGTACAGCGCGTATTGGGCGTTGTCCGCGCTTGTCCAGAATTCGCGCACCGCCTCGCGGTAGGCGTCCGGGTCGAGCGTATCCTTTTGTTGGCGGAGTTGGTTGTAGCCCTCTTGGGATTCAATAATCTCCATGTCAACTTTTGTCCGGTAGCGTCCGGTCGGGCCAATTCCCCACGACAGCAGCACCGGGCCGGGAATCCCCAGCCCGTCTTCGGTCTGTGTCCAGATACCGTTCTGCCGCTTGCGCTCGACCGCCTGCCGGTAAATCTCCCACGCCTGGGCGTAGGCCGGGTCGTCCCGGTAGCGCTTATCGTAGGGAGCGTTCACCAGGTTCAGTACTTCCTGATACTGCTCCGGGGAAGTGATAATGCCCTGGTCGAGCATGTTGGCGAGTTCGCGGACGATGGCATTCTTGTCGTACTTCGTGCCGACAAACATCTTACCGTTGGGCGTGTCCACCGAAAGCAGGTTATATTGCCCCAGCACGGGCGATACAAGCGTTTCCGGGGCAAACCCGGTCGCGCTCTCGACGAGCGTGCTGGTCAGGCCAAACCGGGAAGCGTAGGAATGGGCAAGGTCGGCATACTTCTCGTCGCCGGTTGATTCGTATTGCTTGTAGGCCAGCATCCCCAAAATGTGCGGGATGGCCGTATGCGGCGAGCCGGGGCCAAACTCGGCCATCGTCTGATAGACCTTCCCGGCCGGGTCTTGAGCCTGCACCGGGTCTTTGAAGTCTTCGCGCCAGAATGAGGAAGTCGGGTCGAACTGGTTGAAGATGGGGAACGAAAGCAGGCCGCCGCCCTCGGTACGGACGTTCAAGTTGTCTTTGAGCCAGTCCGGTACATCCTGACTCTCGCTCAACTCCACGATTTTATCGTGGGCCATGTTCATCGCCATGACGAAGTGCGGGTTCTGGATTGCGCGCCGCGCGGTCTGTGCCATCTGGCGGGTGTACCAGTATGGATAAGCGTAGCCCATCGACAGCACGGAGTCAAAATTTCGCTTGTCGGAATAGTTGAAATATGCGCCGTCGCGGAGAATCGTGCCGAACTTCTCGCCCACGTTTCGCACTTCGGCCAACTGCCCTTTCAGGGACGCCGCCGCTGTGTCAACCGCCTTCACGCCTTCCGGCGTCAGTCCATCGTACTTGGTTCCCCAATTGAGCAATGTTTCCTTCCGCAGATTACGCAGGTCTCGCACCCGGTCGGGCAGGCGTAGAACGGTTTGCAACTGCGGGTCGGGCGGGGCGTCGGGGGAGGCGGGAGTAATGCGCTGATCGCCCGTTCGCTTCAGGATGCCTTCTTCGAGTTCCCTGAGTTCTAATGACCTGGCCGCCTGGCCCGCTTCATCGGCCTGGGCCGTAAGCAAGCGCAACACTTCCGGGTTTGGTGGTTCACCGGTGAACGGGTCAACCTTCTGCATCATTTCCACCATGATGCGCTTGATTCGCTCGACGAGTTTGCCCTTGTCCTGTCCCTGGTCTATCTGTATCTTTTCCAAAGCCTCAAATACCTTCGCCTTTGTGGTCTTGTACTCAGAGGCCAAATCCTGAAACCACTGCGGGTTTGTGGAAGGCGTGCGGATGTACCCTGTTTCCGTCTTGATAATGTGAGGCGCTTCGCCGCTGGTCAGGTCATCGGCGAGCCGCCTTGATAGATATTCAATCTCCTGATTCAGAACTTCGGGCAGATTGTTTCGGGGCGTTCGAGCAATGTTTTTGACCGCCACCGCTTCTTGTTGTGACAGGCCCTTCATCGCCGCCAGTTCTTCCGGTGTGGCGTTGGCCCGGATTGTTTCGGCCCTCTTTATCTTGGCCTCAATGGGCGACAACTCCGCCGCCACCGTCCGCGCCACGTCGTCCGGCACGGCGATGTCGTCGGCCAGAGGCAGGCTTTCGCGAAGCATGTGCCACTGCTCCGTTTCCCACTTGAAATGATCGCTCCACAGGTCGTTGATGAGCGGCGCGGCGTCCCAGCCCTCTTCGGTGGCCCGCAACTGCGTGGCAAAGGCAGTCGCGGCAACTTCCTGAGACTTCCCGTTGACCACCTGTTTCAAGTCGTTGAATTTCGTAAGCCATTCCTGTTGAGATTGCTTCGGCAAAAGGCGAATGTCGTGGTCGGCCCAGACCTGGGAGAGTTCCTTCGGTAGGCGGCGTGTTTCTCTGGCGTCCACCGCAAGACGAACCGCTTCGTCAAGTTTGCTTCCCTTGAGTGAACTGGATAGGTTCTGCCGGACAAGTTTCTCAAATCCATCATTGGGCGGCAAGGTGGGCTTGTAGCCGGTCGCCTCTTCAATCCACTTCTGTTCGATTTCCCGGCTAACCGTCTTGAAATCGTCCGGCGTTGCGGCCTGCATTGCCTGCCACACTTCCGGGTTTTCCGCGACGAGTTCGGTGTACTTCTGGCTGGGGATGCGCCAGGCTTCGTTGCCTTTAATGACCTTCGCCGCGTCGTCAATCTGGTCAACCCGCCACGCGCCGCGCGCGGCATTCTCCAGCGCCGTCGCCGCGTCGTTTCCAGCCTGGCTCATCAGGCTTGCTTTGACCTGAGTCGGGAGCAGGTCTTTGGCCTTGCGCCAGGCGTTGTCAAATACAAAGTCAATGCCCTTCTTGATTGCCATGCCCGCAAAATAGTTTTCGACGTTCGCGTTCAGGGTCTTGGGCGCATCCATGATGGCGGCAACGGCCTTGCCCGGCGCGCCGCCCTTCTTTGCCAGCAGGCCCGGAATGCCGCTCATCTGTTCAAAGCCCGCCCCGACGCCGCGCCGCAGTCCTTCCGGGGTGCCCAGCGCGCCGCCGTACTCCTGGGTAAAAAACTTCTGATTATATCCGGGCGAGAGCACGCCATCAGCCCAACCGACGCTGAGGTTGCTCATCCCGTTGCGGATTGGGAAACCAATCGAGTTCAGTTGGAAGTATTGGGCCATGAAGCCCTGATACTCCTTCAGCGCCTTTTGCACAACCGCGCCACCCGCCGCCAGTCCTTCCGGTTTCGCAACTCCCGCCACCGTGTCGCTGGCGCGGGTGAACAGACGCAATACCTGAGCCGCCGCTTCGTTGGCCGCCTTGACCTGTTGGGGCGTAGCCTTTGGCCCGTAGCCCTGCGAAATCTGGTTGACGAATCCTTTCAGCAGTCGTTCGTTCTGCGGGTTCTGGTAGAGTTCCCTGACCACCAGCGCCGCCTTCTGCCCGCTCTGGCTTTCAATGGGCGAGAGGACATCCCCGGCCTTGAACGCTGAACCGGTGTACTTGGCCGCGTCCGCGTCAGACAGGATGCGCCTGGACAGGCCCGGATACTTGGCCGCGTCGTCCACCCAAGACAAATCTCCATTGGCATACTTATTGACAATTCCAAATATCTCCATCTGCTCGTCGGCGTTCTTGCCGTTGGAAACAATGGCCGAAAGCGTGCGGGTCGAGTCCGCCGCCAAAAGATACGAGTTGGTTTCCGGCGTGCGGGCGATGAGGGTCTTCAGGCCCGGAACTTCCTGAGCCAACTTGGTCACGGCGTTCGTCTCGAAAGCCTTTCCGCTCTGCACCAGCCTTGCGGTATCGTCGAGCGTGTCGGCGGAAGCCAGCAGTTCGGTCTTGTAGATGTCCGACACCTGCCCGGCCCAGCGCGCGTTCCGCCCAATCTGACCCAGCACGTCGAGCGGGTCGGCCAGAACTCCGGCGGCCAACTGAATCACCGGGTGGAGTTTGGAGAACCCCGCCCGGCCTTCCATGAACTCTTCGCCCCAATCGGCGGTGACGGTCGCCTCCAGCCAGGCGTTCTGCCCCTCTGTTTTGGCCTCATTCCAGGCCGGGTTATTTCCGTGTTCGGCAATGAACGCCTGTTCAAGCAGTCCTTTTTCAACCGGGCTTGTGGCCTGAGTAGAAATCTGTTTGTACTGCTCAATCTCTTCCGGCGATACTCCGGCCTGGGTCAGACGATCTACAAATGCCTGGTCGTAGGCAGACCGGGCGTCTTCGTTCACGTTCCCCAGAGTACCTAACACGCGCCCGGTCGTCTGCATGAACGGCTCGGAGATGTAGTCGATGAACAGGGATGGGATTTCCCCAATGGCCCGCTCAATTCGTTTGCCGGTGGACGCCTCTTGTCCGGCGACCAGTTTAGGGACGTTCTGCGCTCCAGCGTAAGCCATGCTCGCAATCCCGCCACCCCTGCCTGCTGTAACGGCTGGCGGCGGCGCGCCCTGGCTCTTCTGCGCCTCCTCTTCCGTAACGGGCTGGTTGATATTCGTAAAAGCCTGCCCCGTTCTTGCCAGCGCCGGAGCCACCGTCAGGTTCAGGAAGTCCGCTTTCTTTTGCGGGTCTTGCATCGCCTCGGCAAACTGCATCGCTCCGGCGGCGGGGGGTAACAGCGCCGTCAGCGCCGCCTTTCCAAATTCGGGGGTGAGTTTCTGACTTTGTTCGAGTTGCTCGTTTTTCTGAGACAGACGCTCAAAAAACATTTGCAATCCACTCGGTCGTTGTTCTCCTCCGGGCGGGGGCGGAGCCGCCAGATTTCCCGAAGTAAGCGAAAGGCTGGGAGCGTTCAGCGAAGATGCCGGAGCGCCAAATAAAGTTTGTCCTGGCAGGACTGGCCTGCCCGCTGTAAAGGAAGCCGAGGGCGGCTGGGGAAGTATCCGGGTCGGCCCGGGCTGGGGCGGGGGTGCAATCCCAGGCAGAGCGGGGCCGCCGCTTCCCGGTGAAAAAACTTGTCGGGTCGGAGTAAAGTATCTGGGCGGGGGCGGGGCGAAACCACCTCTCGCTTGAGGCGTGGTCGGCGCGCCCTGCGCCGTCCGGGACACCGCCGGGGCCGAACCGCCGGGGGGGGTGATGGGAGACGACCCTTTGGGCGGCGTTGCCGCGCTCTGAGTTCGCCCCGTCTTGATTTTTACAGGCACGTCTTACCGTTGCACTACCGTTGGCCGGGGAATCCGACGCGCGGGGCAAAGCCACGCTCACCAAACAACCACTGGAACCAACTCCGCATTGTCGGGTCGGTGAAGAAGTTGAATTGTTCCGGCGTGAAGCCAATCGGCCCCGCGCCGCCGGGCCGACCAAAACTCCGCTCGCCGTAGCGTCCAACATTCCCCAACCCTTGATAACCATACTGGCCCATGAACTGCGGGAGCATAGCCGCAAACTGACTTCTCAAATTCTCCGGGATGTATTCTAGCAACTGTTCGGGCAGTTCGATTCCTGAGTACCCGCCGGGCGAGAATTGACTTTGCGGCTGTACCAGTGGGCCGCCGGGCGTCATCGGCGACTGGCCGGGCGGTGCCGGAATTCCGGCCGGTGAGGGTGCTCCGCCGCCCCCCGGTTGTCCACCGCCCCCGCCGCCGCCCAGGTCGGAAAAGAAATGCGGGTCAAGCCACTGGCCTGTGTTCGGGTCAAATCTTTTTCCCCCCTCGTTGAAGTCGCCGGGCTGAGGGCCTTGCTGGGGCGGGGTGTAGCCGCCCCCGCCGCCGCCCGTTGGGGGTGGGGGTTGAGAGGGCTGGGTATAGGGCGGGAGACGACGGCGCTCGACCGCCGCGCTTTCACCGCCGCCAGAGAGTCGGGGATTGTAGGCTGTCATGGTTTTTACTCCTAGCGTTTCTTAGGTTTCGGTTTCCCGGTTCGCCGGGTCTGTTCAGCAATCTGCGCCGCCGGGTTGACCCCGGTCTGAGCCTGAGCGCCGCCCATCATCATCTGCGCGGGCATCGCTCCCGGTTGCGGGCCGGGGGCTGGGCCGGGCGCAGGGCCACCCGCCGCAGGCGGCATGACGGTCGCCGGGACGCGGCCCATCTGGTCTTGCATACTCGCCATCATCGCTCCCTGGTCAAGTGCGCCCTGCATGAACTGGTCGGGGGCCATGCCGCTCATCATTTCTTCGTGCATGGCCTGAGCCGCGTTGTTCACCAACTCCTTGAAACTCTCCGGAGTGAGTTCCTTTTTCATCTTCTCGAACTCTTTGTCCGGGTCGGGGTTGAGGGCTTTTTCCGCAATCCGCACGGTTTCCCTGTTAGCGTCCTTCCACTTCTCGGCCATCGCCGCCGCCTTCAACTGCTGGATGGCCGGGTCAGTGGACTCGAACATCTGCAACTCGACGTTGCGGGCGATCTGGTCGGGGTAGGCATACTCCAGCACAAAGCGGGCAATGTCGCGATCGCTCATCATCGGCTTGCCATCCGCGCCGGGGGCGCGCATCGCCTGGGCAATCTGCGACAATATCAGTTTGTCCTGCGGCAGTTTCGGAGACACCTGGGCTTCGATCCAGAAGTGTTCACCAATTTCGTCTTCGGTCAAGGTCAGTAGTTTGGTCGCCATCTACTTCTCGTAATCCACCGGAACGGCCCAATCCAGGCCGCTCCCGCTGGCAAACTGTTTGTACAACCGCAGGTAGTTTCCGCGCGTCTCTCCCATCGCCCGCTCCAGTTCCGGCAGTTTGTCCTTGATGGCGCTCTGAACGGCATTCATAATCTGGGCAATGGCGAAACCACTTTCAAGTGATTTCGGCTCCTGCCCAAAGGCCGTCTCCGGAAGGGTGAGCAAATTGATGTCCGAGTTATAGAAGCCCATCAGCATTTGCAGGGCCTGGTGATTGACCTGGATGTTCACCTGCTCCAACTTCGTGCCCGGCGCAATCTGCTGCGGCTCTCCGGGAGCATACGGGTCGACGACAATCGCCTGCCCGGACGCCGACACGCCAAACAGCATCGGGTAATAGAAAAGGTTGACGCCGGTCGCCATCTTGGACGCCAGCGCATACACCTGTTTCAGGTGGTCGATGACCGGGCCAATCACCGGATGGCTGGCCCACTTCGCAGAGTCCATCGGCGTGTCCAGACAACGGGCCTCGGCCAGAGGCACAAAGCCGTAGCGGTGGGCCTTACGCATCAGCACCTCCGCGCCCTCGTCTTCGCCGCCGACGACGGCCATGTATATTTTATCATCCCAATACTCGACCACCGACACCAAATCGTTTGGCCCAGTTCCTTCCAGCGCCTCAATCTTCTTCTTGTACTTGCCGCGCAGTTCCCTGGCGTACACATCGTAGCCCTTTGTGTACCACATGATTCCGTCCCGCCCGCGCACGGGATAGACGTAGCGCGGGTCGTCGGTGTAGACGCAAATTGGAAAGCGGCCATTGCCTTTGGCCGTCGGGTCAAAGCGGGTTTCGATGTCCGCCCGCCCGCGAAAGAGATACCACCACAACGCATCGCGGTCGTGGTCACATTTCCGTTCGCGTTTCATCCGCCGATCGGCACCCTGCACCCACCGCTCGATCTTTGAACAAATCTCGTCCTCCCGCTCGCCGATTTTGTGCGGCATTGTGCGGAAGGTGACGGAGCCAACGTCGAGCATCTGCCGGAAGCGTTCGATGATGGCCCGGCCCTTGACCGGCTGCATCACCCGCACCCCCACTTGGTCGGTCACGTCCTTTGGAATTTCCCAGCGCTCCATCAGGACTTCCTCAACTTCGTCCATCCGGGCATTGCTCTCGTCGTACAGCGACGAGGCGAAGCGGTGCAAGTCCAGCACGTCGTCACCGCTCTCCGGGACGCCGCTTTGGGGCAAACTGCCGATGTCGTCCACTGTGTCTGATTTTGCCATTCGGGTCACTGCTCCGGCTTGTCGTAGGTCAGATAGTCTGGCGGTTCACCGCACGACGAGCAAATAACGGGTTCGAGGGGTTTGGGGCGCGAACCGTCTACAAGAATTGCGTCCTCGGACGACAACCTATCTCCAGTCTCTAACTTTCGGACGGTATAGAATGCCACGCCGCCACATTTGGGATGATACACCGGATATAACCTTGTAGAGGCGGGGTCAGTTGTCACGAGTACACCTTGTCAATCACCCGCATCGGATGCCGCTCCGCCTGGCGGCGGGCGAACTCCTTCGCCGCTTCAGTCTTGGGCGTGTCGTGCGGAATGAGATAGTTGGTAATCTTCCAGGCCATGTACACCGCGTCCAGCGTATTATCCTGAATGCCCGGCGTCCCAAAGCCGACCCACTCGTTGATGAACTTCTCAACGAACGGGTTCTGCTCGCTGTTTATTTTCATGCTCCCGAACTGAAAGTACGGAGCCATCTCGTTCATCCGGGTTGCCTTGTTGCGCGTGGTCGGAACCGGAATCACCACGTACCGCTGACCGCCGCGCGTGTTCATCCGTTTCAGCAGATTGGAGAAGTAGTCCACGCCTTCCTTGTTCGTTTCCACCGCCGAACGAACCGGATTCTTCATCGCCGCCCACTGGAAGAACACCTCTTCGGCGTCGCCCATCGTCACCCGGTCGGCAAACCCGTCCTCGACCACCAGCACCGGGTTGGTGTTGACAATCACCGCCAGGGCGTATTCGTCAGGCAGGCGGGTCTTGCCGCCGGTCAACTCCTGCACCCGCTGGGCAAAGTCCACGCCGATGAACCTCTCAAACTCGCCCTTGATATAAATATACGGGAAGGGGTGCAGCCAGTCGCGCTTCAACGTCCGGCCCTGAGCCGCCTTTGGGTCGCACAAGTAGACCAGCTGAAAGTCCACCTCTCCAACCGTTTCGCGCCGCTCGGCTAACCGCTCAAGCGGCCATTGGTCAGCCCAATAACTATCGCCCTTCTCGTTCAGCGCCGGGTGAACGAATATCTTGAACAGCGTCTTGCCCGAAAGATAGCCCACGACATCCTTTGGGTTCCAGCGGGTTTGAATGATACAGATATGGGCGTCTTCCGTCGCACGGGGTATAAAGGTGTCCGTGACAAACCCGACCGTGTTCAGACAGACCGCATCACTGCGCTTGCTTTCCCGGTCGTGCAGGTCGTCGCCCAACAGCAGGCCCGTCACCCGCTTGCCGTTCACCGCCGAACTGCCCACCCCGCCGCTCGATAGCGTCGGATCTTTCTTGGACGCCGTGCGGAGCGCCCACTCGCCCGACCGGGCCAGTTCGGTGTCGTAGCAGTCGTACCCATCGCGCGACCACATCCCGCCCGGTTCCGGCCTCACCGTTGGAAACACCAACAGCCACTTGTGGTTTTTCTCGATGGTCACGGCCACCGTCCGCGCAATCTTGATTGCCAAATCCTCCCCGGCGGAGACAATCAGGTTCGTTGTCTCCGGGTGCTTCCCGATCCACCAGGCCATCATCACAATCGAGATAATCGTCGTCTTGGCGCTCTCCGGCGNGGCGACCACCACTACCCGCTTGTTGTCCAAAATCTCACGAATCCACGCCCGATGATGGTCGGCCGGAACCAGCCCGAACACCAACTCGGCAAAGTCGCACACCGCCTGCACGTCATCCCCGCGCGCGCTCTCGGCCAACATCATCTCTTTGGCCGCCGACCGCTCCGCCGGCGTGAGCTTCAGGACTTCTTCGAATAGGGTATGCTCGTCCAGCCCACTCAAATCCAGACTCATTAATTCTCCACCAAATCCTCTACAAAATGGTAGCCGCGCAGATACTTGATGATCTTCCGCGCCGTTTCATCGGTCAGCCGATAGTCGTCAATCGCCCCGCTCACATGCCGAATCCGTAAATACTGCGTGCCTTGAACCGCCTCCCGCCAGATGCGCTCGATGGTGTCCAGGTGAATCAACTCGCCCGCGTCAGGTCGAATGAATTTCACTATGCCTCTCTATGACTACCCGCACCGCACCCGGTAATCCGCCCGGCCCACGCTTCCCTACTTCCCCCCGTGAAAAATGCGCCGGATTTAGCCGGATGTCGTTTATCCCCAGAGCCTCACACACCCCGTCCATCGCCGCCTTCATCGCAAACGGCACGTTCCACACGTCCCGCTTCCGAGCATCCGGCGGATATACCGTCACCCAACACTCCAAATCGAACTCCCCCGCAAACTCGGCAACCGTAGAAGGCCCCAAGAGACGAGCGCATATCTCCCGCGCCTCCCCCCTGTCCGCCGCCTCGTGCCCCGTCCGAGTCTGCCGAGACGCACGCCGCGCCCCGTTCACCGATAGCCCGCGCGGAAAGGGTAACCAGATTTCTATCACCTCCGCCTGCCTCTCTTCTTGGAGCGAACCTTACTGCCGTACTTCCTCGCCCA